GGGTAGAGCGTGCCAAACAGGAGAAGACATGAGCGAAGAACAAGGAACTGAAAGCTGGTTTGCTGACAGGCTGGGCAAAGTGACGGCTAGCCGTTTGTCTGATGTCCTTGCCAAAACAAAGACGGGGTACAGCGCCAGCCGCACCAATTACATGACCCAACTTGTGTTGGAGCGCGTCACCCAGACCAGAACCGAGTCTTACTCTAATTCAGCAATGCAGTGGGGTACTGAACAAGAGCCTTTTGCGAGGGCTGCTTACGAGGCACACACGGGGCAGATGGTGGAGGAGGTGGGGTTTGTACCTCACCCCGACATCGAGGCCGCTGGAGCCTCTCCTGATGGCTTGGTGGGTGATGATGGAATGGTGGAGATTAAATGCCCATCATCTAGCACTGCTTTGGAATGCTGGCTGTCTTACTCTCAAGGCGCTAACCCTGTTGATGCCAAGTATTACGCACAGATGCAGTGGCAGATGCGTTGCGCTGATCGCTCTTGGTGTGACTATGTTGTATTCGATCCAAGAATGCCAGCCAAAGCGCAGTTGTTTGTTTACCGAGTCGAGCGCAATGCAGACTGGCTCAGAATTACTGAAGAAGAAGTCCTGAAGTTTTTGGCAGAAGTGGATGCCAAAGTTATCGCCCTTAAATCAATCATTGGAGAATGAAAATGTCAAAAGTTATGAAAGAAGTTTCCTGCATCGTTGGTGAATACCGCAACAGCGAAGGCCAAACAAAAAAGCGTTACCAGCGAATCGGGTCTGTGATCGACACAAAGAACGGCCCAATGCTCAAGATCGACGTTATCCCGCTGCGTGAAGGCGGCTGGGATGGCTGGGCATTTATGAATGACCCAAAGCCGCAAGATCGTTCAAGACAAGCGGATCAGCGTGATGATGGCGAAGACATACCATTTTGAGGTGCGTCATGGACTACAAAGACGTTTTCAAAAAGATTTTCCCATTGCCGGAATTTCCAAGAGTTCGTAACAGTGACCCCGCAACATCTCATCAGGCGGCAGCATCTATTGCAGATGTCAGTTCGCATTACGCTCAAATTCTTGAAGCACTCAGCACGATTGGGCCGCTTGGCAAAGACGGCATTTCTTTTTACTCAAAGCTAGACCCTAACCAGATTGCAAGACGCTTGAACGAAATGCAGAAACTTGGCTTGATTCGTCTGACCGGAAAGACTGTTAAGTCAAATTGCAATCGTCAAGAAAGAGAATGGACAATATAAAAAGGAGCAACCATGCTTAAATATTTATGGACAGAACTCAAGCTAATGCTCAAAACAGTTACGCCGATTCAAGCTGTGACGCATGAGCTATTGCATGCCGAGCATGCCCTACTACAAGCAGAAACGGGAGTCGAGTACGCATCCGCACTGGTGGCGTACAACAAGAATCGCGTCAAGCGCTTGAAAGCTTATTTGGATAAAACTGAAGAAGTAAAGGAGACAACATGACTAAAGACACAGGTGGGCCAGCGTTTCCCATTGAAGTTGCAAGTTTAAATTTCGCCGCAAAAGGCATGACCCTGCGCGACTACTTCGCAGCGCAAGTTGCAGTTGGGACAATGTCTGCTTATTGGAATGGCGACCGTATGAAAGACCCGACCTTTCATGATATTGCCCAAGACGCCTACGCATTGGCAGACGCCATGCTGAAAGCGAGGAGGACATGAACAGGATGTGCGATGCAGGGGGAATCTGCGGTCACACGCCGCAGTGCGATCACTTTTGCCACTTTACCAATGCGGAGAACGAGCCAGAAGTAGTCCGCAAGATAAAGCCGTATCCGGCAATACCTGATGACATTGCGCCAGTACCCGAAGCGTGGCAGATGGTTGGCAGTGTTGTAGTTGGCTTTGTTCTGGTAGCGCTGGTAGTGATAGCAGCTTTGTTTTTCTTTACGGGGCTTTGGATTTGGAGTTTACTGATATGACCTTTACAGACAAAGACTACGAGGATGCGCTGCGGCTGCAAAGAGTTACTGGACTTCTCAAGCTCCGAACTACACCCACGCCTGTTGGCGGCTACCGTTTTGGTCAAACAACTTTTAACCTGACAGAGAATCCCTGCTGGATTCACCGCATGGGTGTGCGTCTGGTGCTGGGCTGGAAGTGGGTGGACGCATGAAAACAATCATTGAGATGGCTGAAGAAAGTGGTATGGCCAGAATCATAGATGAACACTCCCACGAATATGGAAGCGGTGTGCTTGAGAACACTCTGTGTCCAGAGCTTGAAGCCTTTGCCGCCCTTGTCGCAGCGGCCGAAAATGAGGCGTGTGCGAAGGTGTGTGATGCCAAGTTTGCAGAGTATCCAGAAATTGATCCTGATTATGCGTTTGCATTAGCCGCCTCAGACCTTGCTAAGACCATCCGAGCAAGGGGACAAGCATGACCAAAGACGAAGCACTGAAGCTGGCGCTTGATTGGCTTGAGGGAGGCAATTTTGTTTATCCAACAGAATTACGCACCGCCATCAAAGAAGCCTTGGCACAGCCAGAGCAGGAGGCAATGCGTGGGTGGGTAAAAAATGATGGGGAATTTCACGAGGCGCAGCTACTAGGTGGGAAGGTTACTTATGGAAAGCCAATTGGGATTCTTACAAAGATGGAGGGTGACGAGACAATGAAACTTTATCCGTTTGACCCAACCGAAGTACAAAAAACAGAGGTAACTTATACAGGCAATGGCAGTGCTGAATGGAGAGCCATTGAAGCGCCCACTGGATACTTTTTCCCGGTAGATGGGCAAACACAGCCAGAGGAGCGCAACTTCTGCCAACGATGCGGCAAGCGCACTTCTGACCTGACCACAATTCATACATGCACACCACCACAGGAGAACACATGACCGAAGAAGACGATGACACACAGGTCTACAAGAAGCCGTGGGTAGGGCTGACGGATGATGAGCTTATTGAAATAAGCCATTTGGCATTGACTCGTGTTCAGGCCGTACAAATGACAGAAGCCATATTAAAAGAGAAAAACACATGACAATACAGCTTGCAGCCGAAGATGGGGATTTTTACGGATTGCCCCGTGACTCGGTAAGTTCGTCCAACGCTGGCGGCAATGGCGTGACTGCTGGAGAGACAGCACCTTGAACTGCCCAACTTGCAACACTTGGACAACAGTCCAGCATACAAAGAATTTAGGCAGCTTTGTTGAGCGTAGACGCAGATGCGCCAACAACCACACTTTTACAACCGAAGAGCAAGTCGTCCCACCCAAAAAGCGTGGGCGGCCCGTCAAAGAAATAAAATGACTTTATGCGAAAGTCTGAGCAGTCAAACTGACCTCGGCCACGCGCCTGCCCCAGCCCTTGCCAAACGTCTCCCAAGTCGGCAAGTTCTGCAAGAACTCCAGCCGCTTGGACTGATACGCATGGATCAGATCGCTGGCGGGGAAGTCGGCTACGGCCTTTAAAGTGCCTGGGCCTATAGCCCCATCAGCCACCGCGCCAACAGCCGCCTGAAGCCATTTGGCGGCTCTGCCTGGGCCACTGTTGACAGCAGCGTCGAACACGATGTAATCAACGCCGTCCGGTAAGTCATCGCCTTTGATCTTGTCCCAGTACTTAACCTTGTACATTGGGCCAACTATTTCGGGGGTCAGCGCACGCATCGCTTGCTCATCTACATCATGCCCAACCCATTCCTCCCAGACGCGCTTGGTCACGCCGAGATTGGTCATTCCACCAGGGTCAAGTTTATGAAAAACGTAGCCGCCCTCTGAAATTAACACATGCTCTAAGGCTGCTTGAAAGTTGTGCTTCATGGTATAATCATCCTAACGATACAAAGGAACTAAATGACCGCCGAAATATGGAAACCTGTTGTTGGCTTTGAAGGCAGATACGAAGTGTCTTCTATGGGGCGTGTTAAAGCGCTTTCTCGTGAAATTAGCTATTCTGATGGCCGCAAGGGACGCTTGCCAGAAAAACTTATCAAAGGAACACTTTTGAACGTTGGCTATTACTGCGTAACGTTTGACACTAAAACCAGAAAAAGCATACATACAGTTGTTGCCCAAGCATTTCTTGGCTCGTCTGAATACCGTCAAACGGTTAACCATAAGGACGGCAACAAAACCAATAATACTGTTGAAAATCTTGAGTGGGCAACTTACAAAGAAAACAACGATCATGCGCGGGAAACAGGTCTTAATAACCAGCATGGTGAAAAGTGCAATTTGCACAAACATTCAGATCAGTTCATCCAAGCGGTTAGAAACGTAAATGGCTTGTACTCCCCGACATACGAATGCCTTGGGAGACTTTTCGGGTTGACTGGGTGTCATGCTCGGCAAATCGTCTTAAACGAAACACGCAAAAAAACAACTGCGGAATAATTACCTTCATGATGAAGGACTTGCCGCAAGGCTTCGTCAAAGTTCTCTTTCATTTTACTGCCTTAGAAAGTAAATCAGTCTTGGCTTGAGAGCCAGCGCTGGAGCCAAAATAATACGCGATTATTCCCGTCCAAGCCGTGCCCAATGACCCCAGCATCATCAAAATGGCAGGGTTGCTGTCATCAATCTTGTTGAAAAACATCATCACCATGATCGTGAAAAAACCAATGGTTACTGCACCCGCCAGCAGAGGCGGCATGATTGACTTGGTGATTGACTGCATATCCCGTGCGGACTTGCGATCCTCAACTTCTAACTTTTCAAAGTTCAGGCCAAGCTCTTGCGCCTGCTTTTGCAACTCAATCTCAGCAATCTTGACTTGAGCAATCTGGTCTGCTGACAGCTTGTTGCTGGAGATCAGGTCGCCCACCTTTTCAGGATCAACGCCGATAGCCTTGGAGATGGCAGAGACAGCCATACCAGCCAGTGGGCCACCAAGTGCCGTAGCGATTGTCGGTGCGATTTGCTTTAGCCAGTCCATGCTTTACTCCTTAGCGTGTGCGCTCAGATCTGTTGTACTGGCCTACTACGCTAGGCGCAACGACAGCCCCTATCGGTGCGGATTGCTGTGACAGCATGCCACCAAGTTGTTTGGCTAGTTCGGGCCGTGAGCGCAAGATGGCGTCAATAATTGCTTGCCCACCTGGACTGTATGCGCTTGGCGCTGCAAGTACCAAAGGAACACCAATTTGAGGTTGCGAAAGCAAACCAAGACCGCCGGTAGTTGAAGCTACAACACGGCCTAAAGTCGTTGCATTTGTTGGGTCTCCCAGAACTTCAACAGCCGCGTCCGATATTTCTTGACCTCTTGCAAGACCTTTGGCAAACGATGTCTTGCGCCGAGTTTGATCTTGCTGACGCACGGCGGTTGAAAATTGTTTGGGAGTGAACACGCCGCTACTTGCGCCGGAGTTCGCCGCCGCTACGTTAATCACCGCTAAGTCTCCATATGCACTGTCAATACGCCTCAGCTTTGACGTCTGCTTCGGGTTTTGCGAGTACAGTTCTTTTTTAAGAACACCCAAAACATCTGTTAAAGCATCACCAATTTCTCTTTCTGACGCGGTTGCACTGTTGACGTAATTGCCTGCTTTCTTGCGTAAATCGGACTCAAGACCTTTGTATGTTTGCCCATCAATCTTTTGACCGGCAAACTTACCAAACACAATGTCGTTTAAAGTTTCAGTAACTTTTTGTCTTTGATTGGCATCCAACCCTTTGGCCTTACTTAAAGAACTAAGAATATCGCTAGTCGTTTTAAAATCTAGATCAAAAGACATTTTGGACAGCACATCGTCATATTGAGCGCCCACCTGATCAGAAGCGTAAGAAATCGCATCGCGACCAATTACATTGGCGGGTAACTTATCATCTACTTTACCCAGCGCCTTGTTAATGACGCCTTTGTTAAAATCAAACAGCACGCGCTGCCTAGCGTTTTCAATGCTCGACCCAATTAAAGGTAGGTTTTGTGCAAATTCTTCAAGTGTCTTAAACTGACCGCCTATCGTTTGTCCGGTTGTTGGCGTGATGCCAAGGTCGCGCATGGTCTTCTCAGCCTTGGATACCAACGGGTTTAGCACACGGCCTACGCCGCCGACTACTTTTTCGCCAATTGGGCCAGCAACCGCTCCTTGAACAACCTGTTCTGTCTTTTGCTCACCAAAAGTTCCTTCTCCGACAGCCGGTTGCATTGCGCCGCCAACAGCACCCGCAGCTGCGGCTTGACCTAATGTGTTCACACCCCTAGCGCGCGCTAATTGCCCAACTCTCGCAGCTGGAACAATGCTGGCTGGGTTTAAGATGTTACCCGCAAGACGCGCTGGGTCAAAGCCCGACCCGCCCTGCGCTTGACGTTGAGCTTGATAAGCCTGTTCTTCCATCCTCGCCATTTCGTCAACTCGTTTGGCTTCTTCAGAAAAGAATTGGCTAACGGGATTAGGGGCCATGCCGCCTAAACTTGTTACGCCAGCTAATGCACGGGGCAACAGTTGCGCGCCGCCCGTTATGGGGTCTTTAAGACCCATCATAAATCCCGAAGAAGGAGGCGTAACAGCAGGCTCACCCGAGAGTGCTTGCGCTATTTGCGCGTCCGACATGTCATCTGGAAATTCAACAACGTCGCTGCCTACTTGGATGTACTTGGGCATGTCAATCTCCAGAGATAGATTCTATTTTGCGTGTCTGCGGGTTGTAGCGTTTTGTTGGTGCGGGTGCGGGAGCAGGCGTTACTGGCCCAATCGGCAGCGCAGCACCAGTAGCCCCAGCAGCAGTTTGCGCTTGTAAACGAGCCAAGTTTTTCTGCACTTTCTTTTCAGCGCTGACAAGAATTCGTTTTACCGCTTCTGGTTCAAGACGTTGATCACCAGCAACCACTTTTTGCAGATACTTCAGTTCTTCGTTAGAGTCATTACCACCAAACTGCACCAGTCTGGGGATGACAATCTCGCCAATATTGGCCAAGAAAACTTCGGTATTTTGTACTTTTTTAGGGTCGCCTACACCAACAAATTTAGCTAAAAATTGTTTTTCCGGCCCATACGCGCCACCATAAATTCCGTCACCTAATATGGTAATCGCGTCTTTAAACGCTGTTTGTAGTGAGAATTGTTGTTCAACATTAGCTACATTTGTACCAATTATTTCGCCAGCTTTTTTAGCTGCCGCGCCGCTATCAATGGTTATGCCTCCAATTGAGAAGTTCCCAGTACCTTTGCCAGCGCCCTCTGTTTTCTTAGTGACGTATTCAAGCATTCGTTTTTGGAACGGCTCAGTGCCAGGTGTAAAACCGGCGTCAATAAGTTCTTGTGCAAAAGCCGAAAACTTTTCAGGTTTTGAGCCTTCATAAATTGGCTGTCCCGTTGATTTAGAGACCAAAGCATTGCCAACCACAACAACATCATCTTTGGTTTTTTCCAACAACTCTAGCTGGCTAACGTCGCCGCTTTGGCGATATGTAGCCAAACTTGCTGGCGTGTACTTTCCTGTGCGAACAAGTTGCTCAAACGGATCAGCAGCTGCACGCTCGCGCATTAATTTTGTAGTTTCTGCGCGGGTTTTTTCTTGGTTAAGAAAAATCTGTTGTAACTGCATTGCGCCTTGGCTGTCACCGGCTTGCGATAACGCGGCAATGCCCCGTTTCATAGAGGCTTCGTCGTTGTAATCAATCTGACCGGCTATCTGCTGGCGCATTGTGATGCGCTGCAACCCAGGGTCTTGCCCACCCAACGCACCGCCGATAGCACCAGCCAATCCGTAAGCGCCACGCTGAATGCCAAAGCTGGCTTTTTCTTGTGGGCTAAGTCTAGCAAATTGCAACGCTTGAGCGTCTGCCATAGCAGACTGCTGCTGTCGGTATGAATCAGGCGTTATACCGAATAAGGATTGAACGATGTCGGTTGCCATAATTAAATATCCCAGTTAATGTTGGTTGGAACCGTTCCACGGCCACCATACCCATACACATTTTCAGCACCGTATTGATTAATAGCGCTAAAAGCGCTTGCATACGGCTGAGCTGCCCGTTGGAAAATTGGATTTCGACTAGCTGACAATAAGGATTCGGCAAACGGATTAAACGCATTCGCAGCATACGATTCGGCTGATGGTCTATTTCCTTGGAATAGGAATGACGCGCCTGTAGGATTGGCAACACTCCCACCCAGTGTTGAACCTATATTCAGCGGGTCTTGACCGAGCGCCTCAAGGCTAGTAGCACCTGTCAAAGAGGTTTGGTAAGGCGACATAGCGCTTACCC